AACCCGGACCCCTTCCAGCAGTTACTCTATAACAAGAGCAAACAAATCCTCAATGGTTTGTATGGAATGGCTAGTATGGATATCGTGAAAGAGTCCATAATATGGACTGGCTCGGAATTCATTGAAGCAGACGACGACCCGCAGGAGATATTGAAAAAGAATACCAAACGTGCATTCTTAAATTATGCCTGGGGATGCTGGACGACTGCCTGGGCGCGGTATCGTCTTGAACAGGGTATCATTATCGCCGGCGCAGATGATTTCATTTACTGTGATACTGATTCTGTCAAATATGTGGACCATGGACAAAGCTGGGAGAAATTCAATGAGCAGTCCAGGAAAGCATCCGAAGCCTCCGGCGCTTATGCCTATGACTCAAATGAGGCGCTGCATTATATGGGAGTCTATGAGCCGGACGGGGAATACTTGCGTTTCAGTACCTTAGGCGCGAAACGTTACGCTTATGAGGACATGACGGGAGACTTGCATATAACCATCTCGGGAGTCAGTAAAAAGGCAGCCGGCGAGATGGGGAAACTTGAGAATTTTAAAGAGGGTTTTACATTCTATCATCCTGGTAAAACCGAGGCGGATTATGTAGACTTTCCCGAGTCCGATCAATTAATTGTTGATGACAAATTGATAGAGATAACAAGTTATGTTATCATAAGAGAGACCACATATAATCTCAGTTTAAGTACTTCATATAAGAACTTGCTGAGACTTATAGAGTCAGACATGTAAAGACCAAAGAGAGAAAAAAGAAAAGGAGGGTTTAAATCATGTCATTCGCGTCAAAGTATTCCAAAGCATCACCGATTTTCAATGTTCGCCTTACAAAGCCGTCTTATACTTCCCTGGCTGATTTATTCGCAGAATATGGCGCCGGGCACGTCTTCGCCATTGCCGGCATTTACATCAATACAAAGGGCAAATATGGACCGCAGGCAGTCATTGCAATCAATGAGAGCACGCTTGTAAATATGCCTTCACATCTGCTGGAAGAATGCGAGGAAATGCGGAAGGACCCGGAAGCTGTCGACGCGATCAATAACGGGCAGGCAGGTTTCAAGGTCTATCAGTATACCAGCAAAAACGGAAACAGCGGTTTCTCGGTTGACTGGGTAGACATTCAGTAACAGCGGAGGGCGGGCGGAATGCCCGCTTTTCTTTTGGAGGTAATATGGGTTTATATTTAGAAAGTGGTTATATCAATCAGGACAGGATTTTGTCCAGCGCAGACAATTTCATATTTGAAATAGGACCGCGAGGCACAGGCAAATCATACGGAATTCTCAAATACATACTGGACAGGAAAATAAAATTCATGATGCTCCGACGGACACAGACCGAGGCGGACATGATTAGTACAGCGGTAACAAATCCGTTTAAGGCAATCATGATGGACAATTATGGACTGCAGATAAGTCCCGAGAGCATCAGTAAAAACCTGTCTGCGTTCACGGTTCCGGGACCGACAGAGGAGGACCCGCCGGAGCGCATTGGTTACCTAGCTGCTCTCTCGACGTTTGCGACAATCAGAGGTGCAGACCTGTCGGACGTGGATTTGATTTTCTATGATGAATTCATCCCTGAGAAGCATCAGCGTCCGATCAAAGACGAATATGCTGCCTTAATGAATGTATATGAAACAGTCAACCGAAACAGGGAACTGCAGGGACGGAAACCTGTCCAATTAGTTTGCGCAGCCAATAGTAACGACATAGCAAATCCAATATTTATAGGACTGGAGATAGTGGACCGAATTGCCAGGATGATGAAAAAGGGAATCGAGATGTATAAGGACCCGGAAAAGAGCCTGGCTGTTTACATGTTCATGAAATCACCAATCAGTGACAAAAAGGCGCAGACGAGTCTCTACAAACTGACCGCCGGGAATGACTTTCAAAACATGGCTTTGCGGAACATGTTTGACCTGGACACGAGATATATCAGGAGCAGGAACCTCCGGGAATACAAGCCGATAGTCAAAATAGGGGAGCTGATTATTTACGAGCATAAGAGCCGAAAGGAGTTTTATGCGCGATGCGGAAGCTCTGGAACAGTTCCTCATGTTTTCAGTACAACGGACATCGACCGGAAGCGTTTTGTTAAAACCTATAACTATTTATTTTTGCGGTATCTGTCCGGTTATATGATTTTCGAAAATTCGATTTCACAGGTATTGTTTGAAAAATTGTTTTCTTAATATAATATATTATGTGAAGTAGGACAGCCCAGTATCAGGAGCCGGAAGCTCCGGGCGTGGAATGATACCCCATGATGTCCTACTTCATATACTTAAGTATATGAGGAGGGCGCTTTATGGATGTACAGACTTTAACTCAGCTCGTTTCTTCTGTTGGTTTCCCTATTGTTGCATGTCTCATAATGTGGAAAGCGCTCCAGGATTCAACGGCAGCACATAAGGAAGAAATGGACGCAATGCGGGAGAGTCTCAATCAGAATACTGTGGTACTCGCTGAGCTGAAACAGATGCTTCAGGACTTGCGGGACGTTGCCCGCGGAGGTGCCGGAATCAATGAATGAGTTTATACCGAGGACCCGGGCACCGGCTGACTCCGATCTTCATTGGATAAATACAGCCTATGGAGGTTTAAATGAGTGTCTGATTATTGACCGCAATACCGGCAGCGTGCTCGCCAATTGCACCGGCTATGCATGGGGACGCGCTTATGAATTGTTAAACGCAGAACCAAAGCTGCCGAAGACTGACGCGAAAACATGGTTCAATGCGTTTGAAGGTTACAGCCGGGGACAGGTCCCGGCATTGGGTGCCGTTGCCTGTTGGGGCGGTACTCGCTTCGGACACGTTGCCATTGTTGAGAGCATCGGACCCAACTATATCATGTGTTCACAGTCGAATTATGGCGGAGTGCGTTGGGAACTCGTTAAATGCATCAAAGGCGGAAACGGTTATATTTCGGGCATGGGAAACACTGCTTTCCAGGGCTTCATTTATCTGCCAATGAAATGGGACGCACAGGGAAGTGGAAGCGGAGGAACAGGACCATATAAGAACCTCAATGATATCGCGCTCGCGATCATCCGCGGAACAGGTCCCTGGTATAAGTGCACCGGTCAAAAGCGTTTCAACAAAATCGCGTCGTATGGATTTGACCCGGAAGCGGTACAGTCAAGAGTAAATGAACTAATGCTAATATCCTATAACTCTATTGACGATATCGCGCGGGCGATAATCCGCGGAACAGGTCCCTGGTATCAGTGTTATGACGATGACCGCACAAAACTGTGTAAATATTTTGGATTTGACCCTGAGGCAGTACAGCAGAGAATCAATGAAATGATGAAAGGTAAATAAATTATGAACGTCGAACAAATCATCAAATTAATTGACGCCGGATATACTAAGGAAGATATCCAGGCAATGATGGAACAGCCAAAAGCAACACCGGCGCCGGAAGTCAAGCCGGAGCCTATGAACGAAAAACAGGAAAAGCCGGCAGAACAGCCGGAAGAAAAAAAGCCGGATTCTGAACCGGTTAACAAGGAGATGCTGCAGGAGCTCAGAGAACTCAAGAAAGCGGTATTCTCAATGAATATCATGAACAGCTCTCAGCCGTCACAGCCGGAGAGCGTTGACGATATTCTTGCCAAAGCGCTAAAGGAGGGATAAGCATGGCGAACACACTTACTATTAACGACATTTCGGCAGTAGCGAACAAGGTACTCGCAAATGCCCAGGGACGACCGAACGAGACCGTCAGCACAGCAGATTTCACAACAATCGCCACCACGGCGCAGCTTGTTGGTTATGACCCACTCATGACGGCGGTCAGCCAGGTCCTGAGTCGCACGATTTTTTCGTACAGACCCTACAACGCGAAATTCCGCGGACTGGAAAAGGATGCAATCAAATGGGGCAATCATGTGCGAAAGCTGAACCCGATTGATAAACCGCTCGAAGTTGACAACCGGCTTCGCAAGGATGATTTGAGCATCCTGGCAGACGGTGACAGCGTTGATCAGTACCGCATCAATAAACCGGAAGTTCTGCAGACCAACTTTTATGGTTCTCAGTCTTATCAGAAGAGCATGACCGTTTGGACGACACAGCTTGACACTGCTTTCACCGGTCCCGAACAGTTTGGAAACTTCCTGTCCATGGTAATGGGCAACGCGACCGACCAGCTTGAGCAGGCGCGTGAAGACCTCGCGCGCGGTGCCGTTGTAAATCTCATCGGCGGAACCTATACACTTGGCAATGTTTGGCATGTGCTCACCGACTACAACACTGATACCGGTCAGACATTCACGGCAACAACGATCATGGAACCGGGTAACTTTGCTGACTTCTATCGTTGGTTCATTGGAAAACTGCAGTCTATTTCTGACCGGATGGAAGAACGGACAATTCTCAACCATGTGAATCCGTTCGTTGGCGGTGAACAGAAACTCATTCGGAGACATACACCGAAGGACCGCCAGCACCTTTACATGTTCTCTGATTTCGTAAACAATGCGGAAACAGTGGCGAACAGCGTTACATTCCACGACGATTATCTGAAACGCATCGACTTCGAAAAAGTCACATTCTGGCAGAATGCGGGAACTCCGAAGGCAATCAGCACAACGGTAAATTATCTGTCTGCTGGTTCCGCATCTGCTGACAGTGCTATTACAACCGGAACGTTCGAGAACAATACTGTAATCGGTATTCTCTTCGATGATGAGGCTTGTGGTATCAACCTGGTAAATCAGCAGTCCGCAGCGAGCCCACTGAATGCCCGCGGCATGTTCTCAAATTTTTATTGGCATGAGACCTGTCGCTGGTTCAACGATAACAGCGAAAATTCGTTAGTTATCTGCCTGGACTAGCGCGTACAAAGCGGGCGCGTAATGCGTCCGCTTTTCTTTTAATAGGAGGTATACATGGCATTCAGTGTTAATTTCTATCATTTCTCAAAGCGCGAAAATGCGACATACAGACCCGGCGGAGGCGGTGAGTCATTTTCCTGTGTCCTGAAAGAAGCCTCCAGCATTGCAAACCCGTCGATTATTCTTGACGTGGGGACCGGTTCAGACCCTTCCTGGAATTATGCCTATATTCCCGAATTTGACCGCTATTATTTCATTACAGACTGGACCTGGGTACAAAATAGACTTTGGGAGGCAAACCTGCGGACCGATTTGCTGGCGACATTCCGCGACTTTATCGGAAGCGCGAGCATGTATGTGCTTCGCTCCAGCGCTGCCTTTGACGGCAGTATCATAGACAACTATTATCCGGTGAAATCGGAAGCAGTAAAACAATATAGTTATGCGCCATATCAATGGCCCCTTACGTTATCCGGCGGGAGCGTTGTTATTGGTGTTGTATCCAAAGAGGCAACAATTGGCAGCGTGTGCTATTACGCGCTGACCGTCAACAACTTCGCTGCACTCATTCAGGCAATGCTCGATGATACAGTTATCGAAACTAATGGCTTTGAAATCAAAGACGCGACTCTTGCATTACAAAAGGCGCTGATTGACCCGCTCCAGTATGTAAAGAGCGCTGTATATCTTCCAATCCCTTTGGGAGACCTAGCCGGGAGTAATTCCGCAGTATCGGTGTGGGGATGGGAAACCGGAGTACAGGCGAAAAAACTGGACATGACTGTTCCCTGGAGTGAGTACAGTTTCACTATGACAATGCCCAGGCATCCGCTTACGGCAGCCAGGGGAAACTATCTCAATACCTCGCCATATACAAGGGCAACGTTTGAGTTTATTCCCTTTGGTTCCTTTGAAATTGATACAACACTAACCGCGACAAATCCGAATATCACCGTCACATATTTAATTGACTGGGTAAACGGTACCGGGACATTGCAGGCAGTAAACGGCAATACAACACTCGGCACACTGTCCGCGCAAATCGGTGTACCGGTGCAAATCAGCCAGGTCTCTAAGGACTATTTAGGCGCTGCCGTTGGTGCCGTCTCAGGAATCGGCGGAATGGTAGCCAGCGCATTGACAGGCGACATTGCCGGCATCTTCTCAAGCGCTGGCGCCGGCATCGGAAACGGTATTCAGGCAATGATTCCGCGTTCCTCGCATATCAGCAGTAACGGCAGTTACTCGCATTATCATTGGAACCCGTCACTGTTTACTGAATTCTATATTCCAGTAGACGAGGACAACGAGCACTCGGGCAGACCGCTCTGCCAAATCCGTCAGCTCTCAAGCCTTCCCGGGTATCTGCTTATTAAAGACGGAGAAATTGATATTCCCGGACTGACTGGAGAGGCGGAAGCCGTGCGGGAATTCCTCGAAAGCGGGTTCTTTTATGGCTGACTTTCCCTGTGATACATTGCCTGCCGAACTGTCCCCGTGGTGGATCAAAGAAGGGTATGGCGGTATCTCGCCATGCATTCTAGGTTCCCCGCGTCCCGAATACGGCGCAACAATTGCAAACTGTGTAGGATGGGCATGGGGCAGATATTGCGAAATCCGCGGGGAGGCGGTGCCGGAACTTCCAACGGGTGACGGCGGTTCATGGTTTAGTACCGCGATTGCCAACGGGATGGAAACAGGAACAGAGCCGGCTCTTGGGGCAGTCGCTTGTTTTGCGGGAGGTCCAAGCGGTTTTGGACATGTCGCAATCGTTGAAGAAATAGCCGAAGACGGGAGTTATATAAGATGTTCCGAAAGTGATTACGGCGGTCCCGTCTTCTCATATCGAACGCGGTACCGGTCTCAAAACTGGAGTTATCCCGGTTATGCTCAATTTCAGGGTTTCATTTATAATGATGATGTACCGGAAAACCCGTTTAAATGGTGGCTATGCGCTCGACTGCTGAAGCGCAGAAAGGAAGAACTATAATGTACGATTATGATTTTCTAAACGTATACAACGGACGGCAGAACCCCGGAACAATTCACGCGGCCAGTACATCATTGGGCGCGTATTTCCGTCGGTATCTGTTTCAGAAAGCCGTCTCTGTGTTTGAAATCCAATGTCCTGAAACATGGTCAAAAGATTATTTTTGGTATGTTCTCTATGGTGCCGGGTATATTGGCATCCTGGATGTGCCAGGCATGGGAGTCATCCCACAATATTGCACTTATAAGGGCTACAATGTTTTCTATCAGCCCAAAGCATTTATTGTCGCTAATCCCGCGATCAATAACGGGCAGACCATTGAGAGGACCCTGGGCGAATTCGGTAACGGTGTACTTATCAAGTTGACACCGGACTATTGTGGAATTGTTGACCTCGTGGGTTATTATGCGGACCTCATGGCGGTAGCTGCCGAAAGCATGGGCATCAACATGCTCAACAGCAAGCTCGCCTATGTATTCGCTGCGGACAACCAGGCAAGCGCAAACAGTTTCAAAAAGATGATGGACCAGGTAAACATGGGACAGCCGGCAGTCTTTATTGACAAAAATCTGATGGACGCGGAGGGGAATCCAACATGGCAGACATTTGCGCAGGACCTCCGGCAGAATTTCATCGCGCCGGACCTCATGGAAACCATGGACAAAATTGAGCGCATGTTTGAAAACGAAATCGGTATTCCCAACACTGGAGGAACCGAAAAGAAAGAGCGTTTAATCTCGGATGAGGTGAATGCTAATAATGTCAGCACGTATTCAAAAGCCGAATTGTGGCTGGAAAACCTGCGGACTGGTTGCGAGGAAGCGAATAAAATGTTCGGGCTCAGTCTCTCAGTAGACTGGCGAGAAATCAAAGGGAGGGAAACATATGGCAGTGAAAGCGAAATTGTCAGTTCTCGGACTTTACCGGTGGAATCCTAATATTTTTAAAGAAATGGCTATTCCTGCGGAGGTGGACGCGGATGTTCTTACATGGAAGATACTGGAAGATTGTGCAGAACTGGAAATACTTTATTCTGACCCGGAATATATGCAGGCATCCATTTATAACTGGAGTTCCGCCATGCTTCCGAACTGGACAAAAATGCTGGAAGCATTGACGGCAAAATATAATCCGATCTGGAACAAAGACGGCACCATTCGCGAGACGTACAATTACGGCGAAATCAACCGGAGCGGAACCGGACGCGGGAATCTGATTGACAAGGTTGCCGGGTTCAATTCAGACAACACTCACACAAGAGAAGAAAGCGAAAACACCAGCAACGACTCAAACCGCCAGGAAGCTCATACAGATACCGTTGAACGAATCGAGCAGGGAAATATTGGAGTTACCGAATCCAGCGCCATGGTCCGCCATGAGGTTGAATTGCGTGGGGACTTCAATATATACGACATCATTGCGAAAGACTTTAAACGGCATTATTGCCTAATGGTATACTAAGAAAAGGAGGTAGTTATATGGCATTCTATGATAAATTCCCTTATACGAATTTTCAGGAAATCAACCTTGACCGAATCATTAAAGAACTGATGCAGGTGAAAGAGGGACTTAATTTTGTTATCGAAAATGCATCTCTCAAGTATGCAGACCCGATTGAGTGGAACATCACAAAACAGTACCAGGCAAATACTGTAGTTATCGACCCCGCTACTGGAATCGCATATATAAGCACGAAACCAGTACCGAATAACATTCTTATTACCAATACTAATTATTGGACGAAAATTTTTGACCTTTCTCAGCTGTTCGAAGATTTAGAAACTGCTATTTCATCGGAAGCAGAAGCGCGCGAAAATGCTGATTCTGCATTAGGTACTGCGATTCAGTCAGAAACGGCAGCGCGCGAAAATGCTGATACTGCATTGAATAATGCAATTCAGGCAGAAACAGATGCTCGCATTGCTGAAGATGAAAGATTAAGCTCGCGGATCAACGACGTAGCCAATGCGACAATCTTTATTAATGTTAAAGAATACGGCGCGCTCGGTGATGGAGTTACCGATGATACCGCAGCATTAAATGCAGCGTTTGCGGCAGTCGGAAATGAAAAATCAATCGTTTATTTTCCTCCCGGAACATACATGATTAATGATTATGTAGACCTCAAAAGTTTTACATATGCAATCGGCGCAGCCGGGGCAATCGTAAAAACGCAGCGCACAGACAGCACATACAAAAAAGCAGGGTTCACGCTTGGTGAATCCGGAAATTCTGAATATGCAACCGCATATAACGGCGTTCATGATGTCATCATTGAAAATATTATTTTCGATGGCGGATATAATGACACATTCACCGGAACAAATAACGGCGGTGGAAATATGGCAATGGCGCATTGCGAAAATGTGACCGTCAGAGAATGCACGTTCCAGAATTTTGTAAACGATCACTGTATTGACGTCGCCGGATGCCGTCATGTCATCATTGAGAACTGTATTTTCAAAAACACTGCAGTAACCGGTACGAATGACTATGAAGCAATCAACATTGACTCTGCCAGCCGTGACGGGTTCCCGCATTTCGGATATTGGGATAATACACCTTGTTATGATGTCCGGATTGAAGGGAATGTATTCCGAAATCTGAAAACATATGCTAAATGCATTGGCACGCATTATCTTCCGGAAGGCGGACTCGTACACCGAAAAATTAAAATCATCAATAATGATGTCAGGGAATGTTCAGCGCTTGTATACACGCGTAAAACATACGACATGATTATTTCAGGGAACGAATTGCATGATTGTGGTTATTACGATACAGCGCAGCAGAATCGATTCGCTATTTACTGCCGTGAATGCACCGGCCTGCAGATCACAGGAAATACCATGCGGGATATCAAACGCGGAGGAATCAAGCTCGAAAGCACAGACGGAACGTATACCGAAAACGTGATTATTGCGAATAATTTCCTCTATAACATCAATCAGGAAGCAGATACATCTTTCGGACATACGATCAGAACAAACAACGTGCAGACAATGAGCATCACCGACAACATCCTTGCGGGCAATTCACGCATTACAAACATTGAAAACTGCACTACATTGATGTTCGCAAATAACATTGCATATGGTTCATTTGATAAACCTTTCGGTTTCTATAACTCCTCAAAAATTACCGCGACCATGAACCGCAGCATGACAACTAACGCATATGATTTCAACGGATGCACTGATTATGTATATCAGGGCAACAGTCAGGCGACACTGACAGCTGTCGCGTAACCAACACGAGAAGAAAACGAGCCTTCACCTGTTGAAGGTTCGTTTTCTTTTACGTGGCCGGTGCCTGGGCGTGTACGAATATTCAAAGGCGCGTGTACGAGTTTTCGTAGAACATTCATGCATGGTACA